ATGGGCACCATCAACGCGCGGAAACGCAAAGACGGCACGACGGGTTATACAGCGCAGATCCTGCGGAAGAAAGGCGGCGCCATTGTTTGGCGCGAAGCGCAGACCTTCGACAAGAAGAGAGAAGCCGAAGCATGGATACGCTGGCGCGAGGCGGAACTAGATAAGCCTGGAGCCATTGAGCAGTTATCCAAGGGCGACTCGACGCTCGCCGACGCAATCGACAAATACCTTGCTGCGAAGCGGACCATCGGCCGTACCAAAGAGCAAGTCCTGCGGAGCATCAAGACCTATCCCATAGCATCCAAGGATAGCCGCACGATCCGCAGCGTCGACATTGTCGCCTTGGCTGACGAGCTATCGGCAGGAGGACGGAAGCCCCAGACGGTCGGCAACTACATTTCACACCTCGCCGCTATCTTTCGGGATGCGAAGGCGGCGTGGGATATCGACCTCGACTACTCCGAAATGCAAGCAGCCCAGCGAACCCTCACCCGCCTAGAGAAGATTTCCAAGTCGGATGAGAGGAAGCGCCGCCCTACCCTCGCCGAGCTCGACAAGTTGATGGAGCATTTCGCCGATCGGCAGATACGCGTGCCGCACTCTGCACCCATGTGCAAGCTTATCGCCTTCGGAATCTTCTCGACACGGCGGCAAGAGGAAATCACGCGGATTCGGTGGGATGACCTAGACGAGCAGCATAGCCGCATACTCGTGCGCGACATGAAGCACCCCGGCCAGAAGAAGGGCAATGACGTGTGGTGCGAACTGGTGCCGGAGGCGATGGCCATCATCAAGTCCATGCCGCGGGATAAGCCGGAAATCTTTCCCTATACCGGCGATGCAATCAGCGCGGCCTTCACTCGGGCTTGCCAGTTCCTTGAGATCAATACCGAAGAGACGGACGACGTGGATTGCCTCGTTTTCCACTCAATGCGGCACGAAGGCATTTCTCGGCTATTCGAGATGGGCAGGACGATACCACTTGCTGCCAGCGTCAGCGGCCACAGAACATGGAATTCGCTGAAGCGATACGCGAAGATCAAGGAAGTTGGCGACAAATATGCCGGCTGGAAGTGGCTCGACGTCGTGTGCCACTAGACTCTCGCGGAGCCATCTAAGATATAATTCACCGTTCACCAACGGAACTGCAGAGCAGTTTTAGGCAGCCAGCCATGTCAGAGAATCGCTACAATCTCCGCCAGGAAGACGACGGCACGTGGACGGTGTTCGACATCTTCACGGGCCTGCCGGTGGAAGTGAATGAGGTTGAGCAGGTCGGCTTGGAGATGGAGCAGGCCGACGATCTGGTCGACCTGCTGAACCTGCTTTATATCAAGCGGCGTGCGGGGAGTGTGCATTAGCTGAGCTGAATGCTCGCCTTCCGCCATCCAGCCGTCACCCGGAGACATTCTCTACGACATTCCAAGCCCAATCTCGAAGAGTACGGCCTCTGCATCGCGGCGTTTGTGAAGTCCCGGCAGTTCGCTGACATTCCAAAGCCGTTTCATGGCCCGTATCTGTTGCGGGACACTGACGTAGTCTCTCTTTGTCATTGCAGCTTTGATATTGCGCATTTCCTTGTATCTTCCAGTCCTGTCGCGATGTTCGGGGATTCCAAACGAAGCACCACGATTGTAGACCAGCGACACCAGAGCGCCGCGGCAGTCCTCACTTAGGTCTTTGAAATTGGGCAGCGCACGTTCGGCAATTCCAACGTACCGAGGCTGCATCACGTTCTGATATTGCTTCAAAGCCACGTCCCACGGAACAACGACGTTCCGCAGCTCTCCAGCAACTGGCCTGGCTCTTGACCCTCTCACGCCGCAAGCGACGAGAAGGGAATCGATAGCACCGTCGTCTAGATATCCCGCCCAATCCTTCCTCAGATCAGTCGCCCTGGTGTAGCCGATGTCGTATCCTATCCCAATCGTTACTCCGGACTCTCCCTTTGGCCACACCGGCTTTGTGTAACGCGCCTGGTACATCTCTGGACTTGAGACTTCAAAAGACACAATTAACGAAGTGGCTCGTTGGGAAATCGGCGTTTTGGATGGCCTCGCTCGTGTGGGCGCTTGTTCCAAGGCGCCCCCAACGGGGATCTGGAACGCCTCGCGATATGATCGGTTCTCCTCAACCCAGCTCTGGGTTCGCGCAGCCTCTCCCAGGATGCCGACAAGTTGGTCTAATCGTTTTACTTGTGAGTAGCCGGACGAAGAGAGCAGTACGCCCGCGCCAAAGACGGAAGAATACATTCCAAATTTCAGAAAATTCCGTCGACTATCAAAGACATCGTCGGCCATGGCGCCCTCCATCCAACGTGTATTTTAGATATTCATTGAATGAATTGCACAACTATGGCACTATCACAAGCAGAAATCGCTCAAGAATAATCCACAGTAATTAGGGAATCTACATGAGTTAATATATTTGGGGGGAGGACATAATCCATGAGGATTATCATCGCTATCAGCGCAATGCTGTTGTCGGGCTGTAACGCTCAAACTACAAATCAAATGGCGACGATCCTTGGTCAAGTCGCCGCCCAAGCTTCGTCAGACGAGTATGAACGGCCGACCTACACGGCGCAACCTTACTACACCCCTCCCCAACCCCAATATGCCTCGGATCCAACTGCTTACACGGAAGTCGAGCCAATCAATACCCCAACGGCAACGGTCAGCAACCAAGCGTGCTACGGCACAGCGAGCCTTGAACCGCAGACTCCCAAACCACCCGGCGCTATGGCTGGCGGATGCTAGTATGCGCAGCTTCTCACTGGCCCTTCTGATTTTATCGACCTTCGGAGCTGACGCCGCAGAAGTCGTCCCAACCGCTGGCCCGTGGCATCCCCGGTGCTGGGCATCGTTTGGGCGCCTGCCCATTGATGAGTTTGGCTACCCCACAAACACCAACCCAGACGGATCAAAAGCTGAAGTGACTTCGATGACAGAGCATCTGGCCAGGTACAGTTGGGCTTACCGTGCGTATGATCGTGATTGCTTTAAACCGCTGGCCGACCTGAAGACGCCGACCAGAAAGTTCATTGATCCAAACCTCGGAATCGTTCTGACGGATGATCCAGGTTTTTTCTGCGCTGCGTTCCGCTTGGGGCCAGACAAATTTATCACAGCAGGACATTGCGCCGGTGACATAGAGGGGGCGGAGTCTAAGGCGTTTCACCTTCTTGCCGAACCTGACCGTGCCATTCCGATACTGGGCCAATTGCCTCCGGCAACCCCGGAAACCTCCACCGACTTTACCGACTTTGCGGTCTTTAGAATCGAAGATCCTCAAGTAGAGGGCTATTGGACACAGAAAGACTTCTCGCGGACAATTCTACCCAACCAAGTGGTGATAATTGTTGCCGTTAGCCTCATACCTCGTGAACTCAACCCTAGAATGGCCAACTCTAAATGGACGGACGATGTACGCTTTTCGCGGTCATTCTCCTCGAGGCTGTGGCCTATCGACGAAGTTGAGACAAATCTGCCGAAAGGGTCCGATCGAAGCGGGTGCATCTATCATAAAGCGCCAACTTTTCCGGGGATGAGTGGCGCCCCTATTGTAGCTGTTCACGCGCCCAAAAAAGCGAACGAGCCGCCAACTTTTAGCGTGACTGGCATGCACTTGCGCAACGGAGACTGGAGTCTTGAAGGCTGCGGCAAAGCGCCCCAGTTTAATGTTGGTCTGAAAATACCCAAAGCTGTCATTCACGACCTTGAGTAAGGGCCGGCGCGCTGCCGGTGTAGGCGCAGGTGGTGATCGCGCCGACATAGGGGACTGTGAAATGGTGTTATGGGGGAGAGAATTAGCGCCTTCTCCGTCTCAGAGAAGTCGATATCTTCCCCGTCTCTCTTAGCTCTTTGACGATTGCCCGAGCTGCCGCCAAGGAAGCCTTTGCTTCGTCATCTGGGTGCAGCGCCGGCTCCTTCGGTCCCGGCTCGACCACGCAAAGTCGCTGCATCTCCTCAATCGCGGCCAGCGTCGTGAAGTCCTTGCCAGCAATCCGCATGAGCTTCAGCCTGCCCCGCTTAGCCTCACGGCGAAGGCCGGCCGGCGAAATGCCGCCCTGCGGAAATGCGATCGGGATGATATCCTTGAGACGCATAGGGGCGTTCGGGTCGGGCCTGTCTTCGTCGGGCGGTCGCATCTTTTTAATTCCTCGCCTTGCCCAATCCGGCCGCCGTCGCCTCGGCTTCCAACGAGCTGCCAGCTTCGGCCGCCGCTAAAAATTCAAGTAGATATCGACGCCCGGTCGGCGGCGGTATCGGTAATCGCCGCTGTAGCCGTAGTCCCGGCCGTAGTCATGGCGCGGGTAACACCTGCCGTAGTAACGGCACGAACGCCAAGCATGGCGCCTGTTCCAGTGGCTGTCTCGCCAATTGCGTCGATGATTGACCTGCTCTACGGAATCCGTCTGCACTTGCGCCGGCTGAGGCGCGTAGATGGGCGCAGCCGTCACCGGCAAGGCGAAAGACGTAGCAAGAACTACGCCTGTGAGAGCGGATAAGAACTTGCTCATGAAGGTATCCTCCTCGGTGCCAACGAAATTGGACCTTGGAGGCTGAACCGCCGATGAATGATTGTCCGCATCACAGAAAAAGCCCCTCGCCCGCGAAGAGCGAGGGGCTGGCGCCAGCGTAGGCCGTCGCCGTGAGCGCGTTGGTCCGGTGGTGAGCCGGCAGCCGGGCGGCTGGTGGTGGCAATCTGCGCTCGGTGTTCTTTAAAACTCATTGCGCCGCCAGGACGCGTAACTCAGCCAGTCACGCTCGCCGCGTGTATTGTTGCAGTGCTTGCACGCCATCGCCAGGTTTGCCGGATGGCCCGTACCGCCATCAGCGCGGCGCTGCAGGTGCTCCAATGTCGCAGCATATGGCCGCGCAGCATCGTATGGTCGGTACGTCAATAGGACGTGCTCTCCGCAGTAGCAGCAGCGCCCTTGCTGCTGCCAGAACAGAAGCCATTTGAAATACCTCGCAGCACGCGTGTCCATTGCTGCCTCCAAAGGCGGGCCGCCTTCATTCGGCCGGCAGCGCCGAGCCTTGGTCTCGGCTGCCGCAGGTCGGCATGCCTGAAACTTAGGCGGGCTGCAGCCGCTCCGTGGCCTTTTGGATCTGATGGATCTGAAAGGCCAGTTCCTCGATACCCGACTGTTCCAGCAGCTTGAACTCCAGGAGGTCTTCCAGGGTGTGCAAGTTGCTGAATAGCTCTCCAACCAAGGTAACGGCGACCTTCGCCTGCATCTGGAGATCGTAGGCATCCTGCGACCAAGAGCGGTGCGGGCTGCTGTCGTCAGCGCCCTGCACCTGTTCGCGGCCAGTCTCAGCGGACTGGCGTCTTAATCTCATGCCCTCTTCGGGTTCAAAGGCGATCGTCGGAACGGGTCTTAATCTTGCAATCTTCGCGGTCATGTTGATCTCCTCGCTGTTGCTTTTGTAGCAGTGTGTTTGTACACTGTACCGACACAATAGCCGATTCTGGTGCAGTGTCAACATACATTTGTACAGGGTACCAAAAATGAAGCCTATCCAATTGAAGATGGCGCGCGCCGCGGTCGGCTTGGGGGTTCGCGAACTTGCCGAGTTGGCAGGGGTAACAGCGAATACGATCACCCGCATCGAGAACGGCGCGGACGCGAAGCAATCGACTTTGGACGCGTTGCGGGCAGCATTGGAGAAGGATGTCATCTTCCTCTCTGACGGCGAAACTACGTCAGGCGGCCCGGGCGTCCGTCTGCGTGATCGTCAAATTTAACAAATTTGTCAAAGACTTGCGGTTTCAAGCTCGTTTTTTCGAACTTGACGGAGCCATCTCGCGCCAATAGCTTACAACTCGCGGCTCACCAATCCGCAAGTTGTTATTCGCGGCGCACCACCACACTGAGGAGACCATGAAAACGCGGTCGGCATCCGTGCCGGCGGCAACGGTCTGTTTCAAGCTGGAGGTGCAATATGCCCCCTACGATACCGCTCGACACGATCTACACTACGGATGAAGCTGCCGAGCGCCTCCGCGTCACGCGGCGAACGATGATTAAGCTCGGGCGCGATCTGGGGTCGTGCTCTCGAATCGGTCGGGAGTATTTTTTCAGCGAGCGTGATCTGCTCGATATTTGGCAGGCTCAGCGAGCAATGCCGACTAGCTCTCAAGGACAGGCTGTCAACGTGAAGGGGTTTCTATCTGATGTGCGGCTTCAGCGATCCTTGCTCTCACTGAGCCAGAAGAAACGGCGTGGCCAATGACCGACAATGACTTTCTAGACAGCCTCCTCACACCGGAAGAAATCGCGCGGCGCATCACCGCATCGAGCGGCGTCAAAATGACGGCGCGCACGGTGTGGGAGAAAGCCAGGCGAATCGGCGCGGCCAAGAAGATTGGCAGGTCAATGTTGATATGCATCGAGGACGTTCCGGCGCTTCTTCGGGAGGAGAAGCCCAAGAGAAGTGCCTACCTTTATGATCCGATTTCGGCGCCGACGATCGTACATCGGCCTGGCGATGCACTGGCAGCGTTGAAGCGTGCCAGAAAGAAACGCCAGAAGGCGCGGCTGGAGAAGGCGAAGTGAACCTCCCCTCGACGCGCCTTCTCACCAAAACGCAAGCGGCCAGTTATTGCGGCCTGTCGGTCGCAACGTTTTCTGGCGTGTGCCCGGTTAGGCCGATCGCGATTGGCGAGGGGGTCCGCATGCACAGATACGACGTTCGCGACATTGACAAGTGGATAGACAGCTTCAAGGCGCCGGTGCAGAGCTCTCTGGCGACGACGCTCCTCGACAAACTGAGCGCTCCAGCCAGCCTTGACGACAAATACATCAAAATCCTTCGGTACATGCGCGATCATCCAGAATGCGACACGGCCGCTGAGATCCGCGGAGCCGGTGAAAAGACACTGGATATTCTCTGCGAGAAGAACGTCATCCGAGTCGCTGGAGCGGAGGGCAACGGCCGCCGGCGCTTCTTGCTGACGAAACTCGGCAAGGATGAACTGAAGAAAATAGACGCATGGGAACTGGGTTTCCACCGATGACCACTGACCCCCTCTCCAAACTTCCCATGTTCGCGACAGACGACGAAATCGCGATAGCAATTGTGGGGAAAGCCCGTGCGTCGAATTGGAAGCGAGGCGCGCTTCTCATCCTTGAGGCGCGCGGGTTTCCGAAGGTTGATGCGCTTCATGGCGGTCGACCGGTCCCTTTGGTGCGCAAGTGGTATAATCAGTACTTGGGCGTCGATAGAAGCTATGTGCAAACGACGCAGGAAGGCGGAAAAGAAAATCCAGAAGCATGGCGGCCGAAGCGGCTGCGACGCAATGATCGCAAACCGCAAACGGGGCTCGATGCCAGGAGCCAGAAAATCCTCCTCTACATGGTGGGGCACCCTGACTGCCAGACACACGTTGAAATACCAGAGGCGGGAGCTTTCGGCATGGATCGCTTAGCAGAGAAGGGCGTTGTCGCGCCCGCCGGCAGAGATGAGAGCGGCGGTCAGAAGTGGAAGGTCACTGATCTTGGGCTCGAAGAGGCAAAGCGAATCGAGTTCTGGCACTATGGCAAGTCGGATGGCCCGCGATGACCGTAGACAACTCCCCTCGCCTCATCGGCCGCAAGGAGGCGGCAGCATACTGCGGCATCTCTCCGACCTGTTTCTCGATGTGGGTCGCCAGCCACAAGATGCCGCCGGCTATTCCCGGCACGCGCAAGTGGGACAAACGAGCGATTGACGCGAAGCTCGACGAGATCAGTGGGCTCGAGGTTAGCGCGAAGCAGGCTGAAACTGGCTTGCAAAGATGGCGTCGTGAGCGTGACAAGAAGCGGCGAGCTTGCGGACCGCCTCAGTTCTAGCGCGCATTTGACGGAAGCTTGCCTTCTGGCACGGGGCATGCTTGACCCTTTCCCCAGTACCCCACCACACAGTCGCAGACCTCTATGGCAACCTCTTGAGCAGTAACAGGGTTCAAGTCATCGAAGATTTTGGTCGGCGACCAGACGTATCCGCGCTTGACTGCTGAATAGCCGAGGCATTTCATGGTATTGTATTGAATGTCAGCTTTGTCCCGGTTGTTCCACAAGAACCAAGCAAAACTTGTAACTCGACGCACGCAGTCCGGGTGCAATTCGCAGGCAGCCAGCAGCGCCGATTTCATCTGATTATAGAGGGAATCGAAAGTTGCTTCGCCGGCTCTAGACGGAGCAGACGACAAAATTAGTATTACTGTCAAAAATAACGCAGTCCGTTGCATGGTTCAGTCAGCCAGAGAGAAACCAATTTGCACGGAAAGTTACGCAATTTGGATTGACCACTGTTGCGAGGGAGTGAAGTCTCTTGGCCCATGAATGCGACGTCTCAATGGTCGACTGTTTCCACGCTGAAACAGTACAAGGTCTAGAGGAAAGCCGACCTCGACTGGATATCTCTCTATCTTCTTCATCACGGTCTGGACAGCCCAAAGATCGGCGGGCAGGCGATTGTTATGCAGCGAAGATCGCGCCGTTTCATCGGCGAGTATTTGCGCCGTTTCGGTGTGGGTACCTAATCCCGTGATGAAGCCAGGCTCGTCCTTAACCAAGTACTGATCCAGCGCTGGGGCATTTACAAAATAGGTCGGCTTGTTTCCCATGAAGCCGACGGTCAAGCTAAAGACGTTCTGGGGCTCAATCCGTTCGGCCAAAGCTTGTGGCAGGTAGCGTTCGTCTACCGTCTTTGAGCCTTCAATTATGGCGTCATTTAAGTCCTTCAAATTGCCGCCCCGAGGCAGCAACGGCTGAATTTCATCTTTGGCTGTCGCGTAGCCACCGGTCGCCCAAGCGGCTCTGTCTCGCCATATCGCAATCTTATCAGAGGGGGTAGACTTGATCTGCCTCGTCGCGATCGTGTGCGTGCGGGTGTCGGCAGCAAGCACGACGGCATCCACTCCCGTCACGGCGAGCAATATTGTCATTCAGGGGCCTCTGATCAGATGCGGGGACAAATTTTCCGCACAGAATTGATACCATTTAGCCAGCCGCAGCAAGCCATATCAAAGAAGCATCAAATCTCGCTTCCAAGCTCAAACACTGCCGCCTCGTCCTCCCGCTCCCTGATCCCCTTGAACGACGCATGTCGGAGCTTCCCGTCGTCCGTCCAGGCGCGATGCTCGACTTCGGCGACGAGCACCGACCCAGTGAAGATGGCGCTCTTGCGCTGCCCCTGCCCTATCCAGCTCCGTCGGTGCCGACGTCTATGTACCGCCCAATCGACCGTAAGTAGGCCACGATCTCCGATTTGAGGAAATCACGGTCGCCGTAGGTTTCCTCAATCTGTTCCAGTTTGCGCTCTACCTTCGCATACTCAGCCGGGGAAAGGTCTGCGTCCCCGAGCACGTATTTGTCGTGACCGACCGCACAGATACCGCAGCCGGTCTCCATGATTTCATCGACGAAGGCGGGAATGTCACTCTCCTTCATCAGCTTTTGTTTGATGCTCTGCGCCATAGGGTTGCTCTCCCTCGCGAATTCGCGCGTAGATTAGACAGGCTGCCGCATCACAGTAAACTCGTAAGAAGTGACAATCCTCGAACCGAGCTCGCCCCGGTTCGTTCCATCAATGCCGCCCCTCGCTGCTCGTGCCTTTGCGTTTTCTACATCAGCTCGAACACTGCCGCCTCGTCCTCCCGCTCCCTGATCCCCTTGAATGACGCATGTCGGAGCTTCCCGTCGTCGGTCCAGGCGCGGTATTCGACCTCCGCGACCAGTACCGGCTCGACAAACACTGCGGCTTTTCTCCTGAGGGCTACGGCCGGCGATTTCGTCGCCATCCCCTCGAGGAGCTTCCGCAGCTCTCGCGAGAGATCGTGCGACCAGCCCGTGCCGCAACCGCCGACATAGACGAGCTCTCCGCCCTTCAGCGCGGCAAGCAGAAGCCGACCGAGGTGGCCCGTCACGGTCGACGGCTCGAAGCCGACGATCACGAAACTATCCCGGCGCTTGCAGGTGATCTTCTGCCACCACTCGCCGCGGCCGGAGCGGTAGGGCTTCTCGACGTGTTTGGCGATGATGCCTTCGAGCCCGTGCGCGCAAGCGACGCGGAAGAACTCGTCGCCATCCGCCTGCACTTCTTCCGACAGCCGGATCGCCCCTTCCCGGCCGGCTACGAGCGGCTCGAGCAATCGCCGGCGCTCGCGGAGCGCTAGCCGGCGAAGGTCGCGGCCGTCGAGATAAAGGAGATCGAAGGCAAAGAAGACGATGGCGCCGGCCTCGACCGCCGAAGGCAATCGCCCGAGCGCCCTCTGTAGCATGCCGAAATCGGAGCGACCTTGGTCGTCGAGAACGACCGCCTCCCCGTCGAGGATCGCTGTCTTTACGGCGAGCCGACGCGCGTCGTCAACAATCGTGGGAAAGCGTTCCGTCCAGTCGTAGCCGCCGCGCGTGAGTATCCGCACCCGGCCAGGCTCGATGTGCACGGCAATCCGATATCCGTCCCACTTCACCTCGAAGGCCCAGTCTGGCCCCTTCGGCGGCTTGTCGACGAGCGTTGCCAGGCAGGGATCAACCCGCGCCGGCATGGGATCAGGCGATGAAATCTCGGGCGGTTTCTTGGCTGACGGTTTCGCCATGACCAATCAACGCACAGGGAAGCAGAATCGCCGCGTTTGACATCGGCAGAAAGACTCCCAGTACCCGTCGATCGACGGGTACTGTTTAGTACACTAAACCTGCTTAGCCTGGGTCATTGATCTGAAAGGCCCAGCCATCTTCGGTTTTATACGAGCGCTGCCAATTATAAGAATCTTTGTCGTCCCACTCCATCTCGGACCACGGGCCGAAGCAGTTATTTTCGTGCGAGCATAAAGCCTGAATGTAATTTGGAGGCGACGACCCGTCGCTTCCAGAAATACCGCCGTTTTCATTATTAACCGAAATGCTGTCAGCGTAGAACTGGCCGTTATACCAATCGCCGCCGGAGAGTCGCCGATGAGTGATTCCTAGGTATCCGCTGTATTGCTGATTGCTGGCGCCATGCACGTAAACAGAGAATGCAACAAACTTGTCCTTGTTGACGCACCCGTAACCGTCATAGTCGTAAATGCTATTAGAATCGTCCCACCTTACTGTGTAGGTCTGCCTAGGACCGATGGTCTGAGGCCAATTCACGCTCGTGCCGCTCTCGATGCACCTGCTGATGGTTTTCGTAATTTCGACCGTCTTGTCTGTGTTGTTGATAATGTCAAATTGATGCGACCCCTCGGCGTAGGCCGCGGTCGATCCAACGAGCGAAACACTTGCAGCTATGAAGATCCGCGCACGCAGTCTCCCCAGCTGCTCAAGTTTGCTTGAGCAAGCTACCTGTATTTTCATCGGATTACTTCCCTGTGGTTTTGCGCATATCCGCTCCGGGCGGGCGTTCGCAGGGCATTCGCAGCCTATGCGGCGTCTCACGCGGTGCTTGACCATATCTAACCCGTGCTGGTTGTAAATTTAACTGTAAATATCCACTGGAAGTTTATTTTTCCGTACATGATAGAGCCGTTCACCACCGGTCGGTTCTTCCTGAGTTCGCGGCCGTACTGAACCGCATTGACTCTTCTCATGCCGGGAACATAATAGGAACATTCAGGGCGATGCGGCGCCATTCCATCAATCAGGGGCGAAAACTAGAAAGACGCGCGTTATGCGAACACTTGCCGATGAGATAGGAACCGCGATTGAAGTCGATCTTGCGGTAATGCCTCAGCACCAAAGGCGGGCCTATGCCGGCCTCGACCAGTATCGCCGTCCCGTCGAGGTGCGCGGCGTCCAGGAACTCGCCAAGGGAATTGCCGAATCCTTCGGTGCCTTTGCCATCTTCGATGTCGAGACGGTGCTGCAGTCTCCGGCGATCGCACCATTCGTTACGCAGACGCTCTACTCGATCCCGCTAGAACTGAGGCGGGCCGCCTGCGACCGCGACCGACTAAAAGCAGAAAGCGCGCGAAAGGAGATGGCGCGGATAATCTCGTCCGCACTGCTGGCGCGATACCATTTCGAGCCCTTGAAGCACGTCGGCGCCTCCTGCCATCCGAATTGGGAAGAGGCCTTCGAGCAGCAGTTTGGCGCCGGCCGAGGAGGACGATCGCCATGAGTGACGAACTGGGCGCAAAGCCGCACTATGAAGCCGGCCCCTACGTGCATTATTGCGAGCATCCGGGCTGCGAGAAATGGGGCAGCTTTGGCTTCGCGGTCGGCCGCGGCGAGCCGAACTGGTACTGTGGCGAGCATCGGCCGGAGTGGAAAGCCGGACCAATCGGCCAGGCGACATTGACGTCGTGGATGGCGCGCGGAATAAGCGAGATATGACCGTAACAATTACAGAAGAACAACGTGAAGCCGCCGACAATTTGCGCGAGTCAATGCATATTCAACAATGCCCATTCGCATGGCAGCCTATCGGGGCCTGATGGCGTTCGAGGCTGGTCTAGCCCGGCTTACTGACGAGAGATCACTTGATAAGTCCGATCGCGTTGAATCCGGTCGTTTGCCTTTTCCAGCAGGAACCGAATGAATATTCGATTTCCCCAGTTGACGTCTAATCCGTGAAGATCTCTGATTTGTCGCTCAGCTTTCCGAGTGTCAGTGCCATACACTCCGTCGAACGGTCCCGGATCAGCACCAGCATAGTAAAGGCAGGCCTGTCTGCCCTTCCATTTTCGACTCCGCACCACATCCCCTTCACCTGGAACGTCGACGAGGTCCTCGATCGCATCTCTGATAATTTGCTCTTTGTCCCCGGCAAATGTTTTACCAACGGAGCAGACGAAATAGGAAGCGTCGCCAACGTTCACTTGCGTAGGTGGGGCCGTAGGGCTGGCCAAAAGAGATCCTGCGATCAACGCAGCAGCAACTGCCCTCCCGATCTCCCTGAAGTCTCGGATAAGCAGCCGAAAACGAACATTGGCTCGAGCGCTCCCATACTCTACGACCTCAACAGCAAGCGATCCGCTGATGGAGTAGTCCGTTGTAAGCCGGAGATCAAACCCGCCGTCATCGGAAAAAATCGCGCCGGCGTCATTAAGAAACATTGACTGGCCCGCAAGGGCTTCTTGGGTATCCCAATCCGGATGACGCCATTCACCTGCTAACAGGTCGGCAAACGTCAGATGTGCAAGGCCGCTGTCGAACTTTGAAAAGATTCCGTAGACGGCGTCGCAAAGTTGCGCCCTTGCCGCCAGCGTGCAAATAGCGAGGTAGTCATCCTCACTGAAGACGGCATTTTGTGACGTGAGAACAAGAATATCTTCCTCCACGTCTACGCGCACTTCCACGTCGATCCAATCGAACACCGCGCTCATTCGCCCCTCCCCCTACAGCTGCCGAACTCGAGTTCTTCAGCAACCTTGAATATAACGCCAACGTAATGCAATTAAAAGCGGAGATCACCTTCAGCTCGTCCAGCCCTTTGGTGCAGAGTTAGCGCCACGGGGATCCTGACCGCAAAAACAAAAAAGGCCCCACGCCGTTCAGGGGCATGGGGCCAAAGTCGCGCAGCATTCTTATGTTCTGGTGGAGCGGCTTGTTCGTTGCTCAAAAACGCGGTCAAGTCTCTCGCTGATCGCATCTATTCGGCTGCCTACGCCCTCGATGGCGCGCATGATCTGTGCCGTCTGGGCTTCCATCCCGGCCTTCGTTGCGTAGGTCTCCGCGGCGCGAAGTTTAAAGCTGGCCAAGTCTTCGGCAACCTTGCTGGCCCGCTCCTCCGCCACCTTGATACGCCCCTCGGTGGCTTTCTCGCCTTCCTTAACGCGGCTGTCGATCTTCCACCAGATGCCCCACCCGGCGCCGGCCACTGTAAGGAAGAAGAGAACTGCCTTCATTATTTCTTCTGGGGTCATCTGCGCCCCCTGATGGCTGCTGCGATGGCCTGCACGCCAGCAACGCCCGCGCCGGAGCCGAAGATCGACGTGATGATCTGCGTCGCATACGGCTTCACGGAGGGCGGCAAGTCGGAGATGCTGCCGGAGAACAGCAGAACGCTGTCAACGCATACGGCGCCAAGCCAGAAGCCAACAGGAACCGCGAACAGAGCCCACACAAACCAGAACACGCGCGACTGCATTGACGCTGCGCGATTTTCTGCGTCGGCGATGATGGCGCGCTCGACCACATTGGCCGTGATGCGCTGGCGCTCCGTCTCGTTGTCAATCGACTTGTCGATGGACGACAGCACGCGGCTAAGCGGGCCGCCTGTGGCCCACTTGAAAATGGCAAGGAGCCACATCAGGGGGCGGCCTTCGGCTTGGTGAAGTACATCCACGCCGCAGTGGCGAAACTCATGACGCCGCCGATCAGCAGTTCAGCGCCCGCCTCATCGATTGCGCCCTTGTAGATTAGGACGCCCGCCGCCAATTGCAGCGCGTGGCGCAGCAACGGCAGGAGGTTTTCGTTTATTCCGTAGTTCATTTTGCCTCCTTGCCGCGCCAGCTATTCCAGCGGCGGGCGATAACGTCTCGGTAGCGGTAAGCGACGTAGCCCACGGCCAGCACCAGCGCGCCCACAGCAATCCAGCCCCACGGCAATCCAGCCATGAACGCCAGCGCACCAGAGCCGACCGCGGAGCCTGCGCCCTTCGTTGCCGCTTCCCTCAGTGCCTTGGCGTCGCGCCGTAGCTGCGAAAGCGTCGCCGGCCCAAGAATGCCGTCGGCCTCGAGATGCGGGTGCGCCTTCTGGTACGCGATGATAGCTTCGCGGGTCTTCTCGCCCATCCAGCCGTCGATGGCGCCGGGATTGAAGCCCTTGCGGGTGAGGATTTCCTGCGCCTCTTTGACGACGGCGTCAGGCTTGCGCGGCGGCTTGTCGGTTGCCTCCTTGACTGCGCCGCCTGTGGCGTAGCGACCGTTCAGGAATAAGTCAGCCTCTTCCTTCCTGCGCCGCACAAGGCCCGGCAACTTCTTGCCCTTTGCCGTGTTGTAGTGGCCGCCGAGATAGGCGGCCGCGCCCTTGATGTCGCCTGCGCGCCAAAGGTCGGCCCACGTCCACTGCATCGCTCCAGCGCCGAGGTTGTAGGTTGCGCTAACCGCCGCATCCATCTGGTGCTGGGTGCGGTTGGCGGGAGACGACGCGACAACGGCCTGCTCAAACTCGTCAGCGAGCACGGCGGCGAAAATGTCGTCGGACTGCGCGGCCGTAATCTTCGTCTTGCCTGGCACGAGCTTGGTAATGCCCAGCCGCGCGAGAGCGCGACGAACGGCAGCAGACCGCATCGTAAAGCCAGTGCCGATCGTGGGAATGCCGACAGGATCGAGATAACAGGTAAGCGGATTTCCTTCGTGGCCACGCATAAAGGCGCGCCCACGCGGTGACGTGGTCGTGATGGTCATGTTGGATTCCTGTGGTGGGAGAGTTGAGGTCGTTCGACCGGCCGGCAGACTTTGCCATGTCACGCAACAGGGCTCGACCGGTTCGGCTCATCGATGTTTCTGTCAATACACATGCGGTCCATCGAACTCAGGACTCGCTGCGCGACAGGCTGTTCACAACGCAGTTGACAAACCTATCGAGGCCGCTGCTTAGATTGCGTTCAGGCTGCTATTCTTACAGGCGAGGTTACGGCGTGTTGGTGGAATTCAAGGGGACCAGGCTGCTACTAGCGCGCGCAGGCAAGCATCTATCGGAGCTCTCCAGCCAACTCGACGAATTAAGCAAGACAATTTCGGTGATCCAAATTGTCGAGCCTGAAGGGCAGGAATACGTAATGAAAGCGCGCCTTAACGGCCACCTACCAGATGAACTGTCAGTTGTGGCAAAAGATGTGATTACGGACTTGCGTGACGCTTTGGATCACGCGGTCTATGCGAGCGCAGCGGCCATCATCGGAGGAGAACCCAGAAATACGAAATTCATGGCGGGGCGTAGTGAGTCTGCCATAAAGGATGATATCAAGCGAGGACGTTATACTGATGTCCCGAAGCCCATAATGGACCTAATGTGGTCTTTCCGACCGTTCGAGGGCGGACACCCGATCTTGTCGACTTTCAACGAACTGCGCAATCAAAAGACGCACAGAACGCTCGTTCCGTTCATCTACAAGCACGGCGGAACAGTTAGCATGAGTGTCACGCATGTTGGACCCGAAGGTTTCCGGCTCGAACAAATGGGTGGCGACGACATCTGGGACCAGGAAAAACAAGAGCTGACACTTGCTCGTCTAGGCACGAGTCCCCACTCAGGAATCAAATTCGAGACCAGCTTTGATATCGTGATACATGGGACAGATATCGCGGGTAAGCACCAGCCGGCGCTTCAATTCCTCAACGCTGCGGCAAGCGAATTCGCGAGGATCGTCTCCGCTATCGAAGCGGAGACGATCAAGACGATTGACGCGAATAAAACCAATGCGTGAAGGCTGCCACCACTGGCCCCAGAAATAACAGGGCGCGCGGCTATGGCCGCCCTCTAGTCCCGGCTAAGCGACCGCACCCGCGGCATCGCGCCAGTTGGTGCCGTCACTCCACACCGGTTTACTAAGCGAGTCTGGACGCGAGCGATGGAAGAGAGGATGCAGTAATGATCGGGGTCGTCGCACCGTCCTCTTAAACCACCATCACCACCCACCCCGTACTTCCGCTTCCACCGCCGGTTTTGCGATACTGGGTTCCATTCGAAGAAAGGCAAACACTCCCAACGGGGGCTGACACAACCCCTTCAGGATTACCCACCGCTGTCATGAGCCGTGGTTTTGTGTTGTCACCAAGGCGGATTTGATCAACGTTTGCAGAGGCGAAAGGGAAGGACGTATTGCCCAAGGCCCCAGTCGACGCGGCCGAAGGTCGAATGGTACCCCCATCCTCGACTCGCCCAGGGAAGAAACCCTTACCGCTCCACGTCCTGTTGTAGAACGACGGATGATTGCCCTGCCCGTTCTCCATGGTTTGCCCGGAATCAACGCCATCAACATAGATCGGAGCCCTGACGTAACGACCTCCCCAGACGGAGATTTCCGTCGTTCTGGTGGAATGCAGCCGCCATTGTGCGAGCTCACCAGAGGGTGCCTCGCCGTACCCCCCAAAAAATTCAACCCTGCTGAACCGGTCGAAATAGGCCATGTACTGGCTAACGCCAGAACGCAACGCCGGCCTATTGAACGTAACCCCCGACGCAGCGAGGGCCGTGCTACCAGGCAGCGCTGCGTCGAGCCAAATACAAGCGCGTGAGGCACTCGCGCCGAGAGGTCGATACTGACCACCATTGAAAATGGTGTCGGAAATGCCGCCCCAACCCCATTCCCACGTATTCGGATCAGCCGCCGAAGGATCGCGCGTAGTGCCTTGGATTCTCAACGATCGCACACCGCGAAGATATGCATCACCGCCACGGAATTCGGTCATGCCCGTAGATGTTTGTACCGTCGGGTGAAGTGCCTTGAGCGTCGTGTTTCTATCGCTCCACGTCATATCGAGATATACGGCAGCATCCGTCCATGGGCCGTCAACAGAAACGTCATCATCGTATCCGCAGCGCTTCACGCACGGAAAGAAGAGACCCATAGACCAAGGTGTGTCGCTATTCGTCTCAAGGGCGATGCCCTTGAAGCGGACGCCGTTGCCGCCGGCAACGAACATTGGAGTATCGTCAGCGGCATCAGTGCCATCGATATCGGTCCAACGTCGTGCCGTTGCAGCACCCACCGCACGGAAGAAGGATGCCTTATCAGCATTACCATCCCAAACATCGCGCATACCTTGACCGACCAAGACGGTTCCAGGCGGCAGGATCACGGTATCTTCAATCTCGTAAGGCGTGGCCAGATCAACGGCCGGTATAATGAGGCTGCCGGGGTTCGTCGCGAGTGCGTTCAATAGGCGATCCTGATCGTCGCCACCGGACCAATCCAAGAGAACGGGGATATCGCCATAGCGGGCCCTGATTTCACGCGACGCTGCATTGGTGTGGTTGGCTACAGCAGTTAGTTCACCCGTTGGCTTAACTTCGTAGCCGTCGCCTGCGGGATTGACCGCAAGCGCCTTCCCAGCATCAGCAACTGTGATGATTGGAAGATTAACCGAGGACACAGCCGCTTCTGCCGCTCCCTGCGCGGCTTCAGCGGCGGCCTGCGCAGCCTCCGCAGCAGCAACGATCGCCGCGCTGGCCTGGTCGCTCACCAGACGGAACGACGAGCCGGAAACGATGCCCATGACGATCATGCCGGCAGTAAGCCCGCCAGCCGTGACGTTATTTCCCGCGTTCGTCTTGATCGTGAGCGGGGTGCCGCCGTTGAAGGAGACCGTGACCGGAGAGGCCGTGTTTGCCTCGAAGATATTCATCCAGACGAGCGCGGAGCTCGATACCGGAATGCTTGTCGTTGCCTGAATAGCGTTCGGGGTGCCAGCGCCGACGTCGCTCGCGATGATGAACGAGAATGGCAGCGGCAGGATGAGCGTCCACGAGCCCGCGCCAGAGGCGCCAGACTTCCGGTAAATGCCATTATAGGCAACGGTAGAGTCCGCATAGACCCATGCCGTTACGTCTGCTGCATGGGCCAGATCGGCAAACAGGAGAGCGCGAGTCGATTTGGCGATCGATCCGGCGCCAGACGAGTATGCGTCAATCGCCGCCTCATACTGAGCCAGGAGCGCACGAATTTCAGACTTGGCCGGCTGCAGCGGAGACCCGAACGGCCCATCTGCAAAAACTGTTTCAGCGTTCGGAGAGAATGCCACTTAGGACTCCTGAAAAGAAAAGCCCCGGCGCTAGCCAGGGCTTGAAAGTTGATGCTGTTGTGTGGCGTAGGCGCCGCAGAGGCCGCCGAAGGTCGGCGTTAGGTCACGGTAAACGTGCCCGTTGCAGCGGCTGCGCCCTCGATGCCTGAATGGTTGATCGAGACTATCCAGCCGTAATAGGTGCCAGCTACGAACGACCTCGAGGTCGAGTCCGCGCTCGATGACGCGCCATATTCTGGCGGCCCCGCGTAGCTTGCCGTTCCGAAGTTATCGACCGTGTTCCAGTAGATCTTCGCGCCGGCGTAATTGCTGCTGTTCGGAGCGGTCCAGTTGAACGTTGCTGAGCCCACGCCGCCCGTCGCGCCCGGAGAGGTAACTACACCCGGTGGAGTCGGATCGGCGGTCGACGTCACTTCTTCCGTGACCGACCAGTTGGAGTACTTTCCGTTGGACGCCTTGAACGCAACCTGCACCTCGAGTTCCTGATCGACGGGAACCGTGTTGGTGTTCAGGTTGATGTATCCGCCTGACGGGTCAGCACCTGGGAAGGCCTGCTCAATCCATGCGCCAGGCGTACCGGCGCCGATATCGGCAACGCGGTAGCGGACAACCGGGATGAAGCTATCGTCGGCGGGGTCGATGACAACCACACGGATGTATACCGAGTTGTTGCTAGCCTTCGCCTGAATAAGATTGATGACCGGAGTCGGAATATTCGACGCGTTCACAGCTGGAGGAACCGGAGGCTGCTGCCCCTCTTCTGTTGTTGGATTCCAGTCGTCGATACCGTCAGGCTGCTCGACGAAGTCCATCGAGAAGCCGCCCTTAGTGAGGGCCAGCACAGATCGACGGTTCTCCAAAAGCTTACCGTCTAGCCGCGGTAGGCGGTTCGGAGTTTCCAAACGAACCCACCGCGCATAGACAGCGTTGATGCCGGAGAGCCGAACATCAAGGCTGCCCTTGACCTTCTGCCGCAATCGCAGCCAGTCTCGCTTGCCCAGCCTCCTTGCCTGCCGCCACTGGTGGCACCATTCGTAGCTGCCTTCCTGCGTCAGCACACGGCCAGCACTTAGCTGCGCGGCCGTATCCTCGAAAAAGTCAGTGTCACAGCTCGTGTAATTCGTGGCCGGATAAGTGAACTTCGGCACAAGCCGATTGCACTCGTCTTCGAACAGCACGTCGTATTGGACCTGGTGGCCAACGATGTCGGCATCGGTCAGCGTTGCCGTCCGGCTTTCGCGGAACTTGCCGACCGTTAAGATGCGGGCTCCATCGCCGCGCGCGACCAAGTGACCGTCGCAGGTCGAGAGAATAGCGTTCAGCCCAGACTTCGGGCCGTTCTCTGTCGTGTCCCAGCCGTTGCACTCGTAGCGCGGTTCTGTGCCACCGCCTTTCAGCGGAACCAGCTCGTCGCAAACGTCGGCCTCTTCTTTCCATAGGTCGATGACTGGAAGCAGTGCCTTTGTGTAATCAAGGCCGAATCCGAATTCATTGAAGCAGAGATGCCAGGCGCAGATGACCGCAGAATTGCGCGTCCACGTCCAGGTGCTCTGATCCGCCGGATCCTGCGCCGGGTCGCGGAAATCCCAGCAGACTGCGCCGTCGATCTCTACCGAAGGAGATGGGGCGCCGTATGGAAATGCCGTCTGCTGATCCTGCGCGTCGGCGTTGTGCGCACGCATGGCAAGTGAAGCCTGACCGTCTCCGCGATGGGCGTTGGTCCAGATGCCGTCAGCGCCAAGTGCCGAGACAAGCTCCGAATAAGGCGTTTCTGGATTGTCGCCGAGGCGGGTGTATAGCCGCACGCTAGCCGAGCCCGCCCCGTACCTGCCGCCAGTCGTGAGCGGAGTAACGACGTCGCCTACAACCGTCACTTCGTCATCGTTCAGATAGAACCGATTGAAGGATTTGATCTTGTGGCCCGCAATAGCTTGCACGGAATAAAGGTTGGACCCTACGGCCTCCCACATCATCCGCGCGCCAGCCAGCCGTGTGCGGCCGACGGCATAGGTGCGAAACGGGATCGCCTGGTTCAGAGGAGACCTACCGTCTTCCGGCTTGGGCGGCTTTGGCGTTTGCGCCATAAGCGCCTGAAGGCCGATCGAGATCGCCGTCGTCGCAATTGCAGAAGCGATGGATGCGTAACTGATTGTCGTGGCGCCGATCGCGAAGCCACCAGAGCCGAGCACAGCCGTGAAGATCGGCGTGAAGATTGGGTCGAACATGACTTCGCTGTAAAGCGAAGTCGTGCTGCCGAGGCCGTAGCGCTGCAGCATCATACGGTGATGGAAACTCATACGTCCGGATCTCCACCAGGCGCGCGCCATACGGCAACGTGGTCTAACTTCTTGGCGACGACCCCGGATGGCGACAGCAGAGCCCAGAGCGGCCCGAAACGGATCGCGCAGATTTCCTTGGTCTCACCGTCCAGCCCCGTCGGTGCCTTGACGACACCGACGTCACCGTCGTGCGGATGCTGGACGCGCTTGAAGCCCACCGGCTCCAGCTTAGCGGCCGCGAACGCAACGACGCCGCCCGCCCTCGCCAGTATGTCATGGGCGCCCTTGGATGAAGCGTAGGTGCCGCGGTACTCCTCTGCCGGGTCGAACCCGATGCTCTCTTGCAGCCATGTCCCGCAGAACGTCGTGCAGTCGTCGCCGCCCATCCCGCCCCACCTGAAGCGGTGAGGCAGCGCCAGAAATTCGTGCAATGTCATGAATACCTCGGGCGCTGTGGCCTAGAAGTTTGGCCAGACTGGCTGGACGCCTCTGGCGAGCCTGCTGACTCCGTCGCAGAACTTGTCAGTTGGCGAGATCGCTTTTTGGTGCGGGGTAGACCAAACGGAGCGCGCTCCGCGCGAACGCGTGGCCTCTCCGGCGACGACGGCCAGAGACAGGGATAGCGTCACAGTTTGTCCGCTAGGCGTGGCTGGCGACGACTCCGAAACATGAGAAGCCGTGCCAGTCCAAATCGGAATGACGTTGCTCATCGGCTGGTAGTAGTGGTCCAGCGTCGTGATGCCCATTTGCACAGTAGTGCCACGCACTGCGGGTAGGCTGTCGATCATCCTTGCGGCTGACGTCGGATCGATGCCAGAAAGCGTGAATTCCACGCTGTCGGCCGTACCGTTCACCAGTACCTCGAGCGTAGGCACGCCGACTAGCTTGCCGCCGCCGAGGTAAACCGTGCCAGTTGGGTCGATGCTGTCGAAGTTGGCCGGAATATCGTTGATCCCGAACCACATATGCAGTGATGGCGTCGTGCCGATGCGAAGGAAGATTCCGAGCTGATGGCTACCGCGCAGCTCGCTGATGACGTTGTCCGGAACCCAGCCCATCAGAACGCCTCGACGAACTGGATAGACTGCTGTGTGACGAAGAACGCCTCGACCACGCTTGGCAGCGTGAATTCAGACTTGAACTTCGCGACGAAACGCGGCCGAGCGAACTCGACGCGTGTGCCGGCGGCAACTGCCTCGCGCAAGGGCGGCGCGAGCGCCAGTGTGTAGACAGGGTTTCCTTCCGATGTTTTGCTGATCACCTGCCAGTAGCGATAAGCGCGCCAGCCCTTCGTCGTGTGGTAGATCGAAAACCAGTCAGACCAACGCAGCGGCCTATCAAGGCCGTAGACGCGCATCTTTATAATTCCAGCATTCAGTGCCGCTGCTTCGGTGATCTCACCGTACACAGTTGCCTGGCTGTAGCCGGCCCCATCCGAGAAATAAGATCCGTCAGAGTGCGTGATGCCGCTCACAATAGGCGCGGGCAGGTTATTGACTGTCGGGAACGGCCCAAACCAATCGGTAATGATCGGCACATTGATGAAGCGGAACCCGCCGTTGAGGCGGGCTCCGAGCCAATTCACGTATTCGTAGTGCTCTGGGTTCTTGATTTTGCAGTCTTCGTAGGTCGCGGTGACGATACCGCCACCGCTCATTTCGATTGTCTGCCCCTCGCCTACGCCATTACGTCCGCCATCGATCGACGATCCAGTGACGTCATAGATAGTCTTCACTGGTCCAATGAAATTGGCTTCCAGCGTCGGCTGGTTCGTATAGACCGCCATCGATCAACCCTTCTGGCTAGTGTACCTGCTCTGCATGGTGCCGAAGCCGCCGCGGCGCTGGTTCTCGTTGTACTGACTAAGCCCCTCTCCTACGCCCTGCTTGACCAGCGTTCGGATGTGGTCGTCGCCGCTCGCGCCGCTGACATGCACCTGCAAAATGCCAGGCTGAGTGTTGTTGGTTGCCGAGGTCCCACGCCCGTTAAGCCGAGGTGCACGCGGGGCGCCAACCATGCCGCCGTTGGCATACCCGCGAAGGCGCTCGAGCGTAGGCACGCCAATGCGGCTGACCGCAGCGGCGTCAAAAACGTATTCGCCCTTATGGACGATGCCCGCGGGTGTGTACTTGCCGCCCGTACCGGTAAAGCCGCCCTTATCGTAGAGGCCGATTCCGCCACTCATCCATGCCGAGGCGAACTGACTCGACCCTGAGAAAAGCCCCATGCCGTATTTGGTGAGACTGCCTAAAATGCCGCCACCACCACCGTTAGCCATCAATGCCTGCGGGATGCTTTGCAGGGTGGATCCTAGTGCGCCCAAGCCGGTTGTGGTTTCATTCGACGCACCGGCCAGTTTCTCTAGGGCTTCCGAGGCGGAACCGGCTCCTTTGCCGATGCCTTCCCAGTCTCCGACGCCAACCTTTGCCGCTCCGTACCACTGCCCCCAACCGCTCTTCTTTGCGTTGTCTAGCGCAAAATCAACACCGGCTGGGCCATTGGCAGCCAAAGCCGGGTCAAGACCGGTCTGCTTAATCATGGCGTTCCCGAGTCCGCCGCCTTTATAGAGCTGGAAGGGCCCGAACGAAGGCTCACGCACGCCGTTCTTGACGTAATTCGACTGGAGATTCCAACTGTCGAGACCGCCCTCAGATTTGGCAACCTTTAGAGCGATAGCTGGGTCGATACCTCGCTTGATTGCCGCTTGCGTGATGTAGGAGGCAATATCTCCAGTGGGCATCGCAGCAGGCAGGGCCGAACGCGTCACAGCCCCGACAGGGGCTGCAAACGTCGTGGCCGCAGAAGACGCCACGGCAGCGATGCCGCCGCTCTTCCCGCCACCGCCAAGGAGGGCCTCCGCGAGAGCGTTGCCGATCTGGCCGAACAAGCTATCAAGCTGCTTTTGCATTGACGTCTGCAGGGCATTCAGAGCGGCTTCGCCAAAGGCCTCGCCAAGCTTCTTGCCTTTTGTCATTGCGCCGCTAGAGAACTCCGAAAGGAAGGTCGCGGTGGTATTCGCAATATCCTCGCGGTTGATCTGCTGACGTAGAGCCTTGCCAGATGCGCTGTTCGGATCCTGCGGTAAGCCGTAGGACTTCTGCGTCTCTACAATGTTTTGGTCGATCTTCGACATGCCGGCCAGCAGGTTGGCGTCCAGCAAGTCCTGCTGCAGCTTCGCCTCCGAGAGCGCCTTGGAGTACTTGCTGTATAGCTCGACCTTCTTCTCAATCTCGGCGCGCTGCTCGGCGCTAAGCGATCGGCCCTTGTCTTCTGCCTGCTGCAACAGTTCCAGCCGGAAACGGGCGGTGTCGGTCTGGATACCGTATTCACCCGTCAGTTCCGTCTCGAGTTGCAGCTGGGCGATACGGTCGTCGGCGCTCTTGATTAGATCGCGGTAAGCGTTCGCTGCGCGCTGTGCGGCAGTCTCGGCTTTCTTGTTGTCTTGCGGTTCGTCGCCAAGCTGAATCGGCTTTGCGCCGGGGATCGGAACTGCTACGCGCCTGCCGTCTGGGTTGATGACGGTCGGGTTCTCGTTTGCCTTGCGGCGCTGTTCGTCAAGATACTCGAGGTACGCGTCTTGTTCAGGGCTATTGACGCGGAAGCCGCGAGAAGCGCTAGCTGCCTGCGCAGCCTCAGACTTGAATTTAGAAGCGCTCGCGGACGCCTTGTCGATCGCCGGCACGAGCCTGTTGAAAATATCAAGGTACTTCTGCAGCTCTGGCGTCGCATTGTCTTTAATTACCGTGGCCAGCTCCTGCTGGACCTTTTTGGCCATCTCGGACGTGGCGTTACCGTTCTCGATGCCAGCAATAAGATCGTTGAATGCCTTCTGGAGGCTCGTGATCTTGTCGGTATCTTGGCCCATCTGCGAGAGGCGCGACACTATGTCGGCAATCTCGGTGTTTACGTCACCAAGTGACTTGCGAAGGCCCTCCCATTGCGCATCAGCGCCAACTTCGGCGGCAGCCTGCAGATCCTTGGCATCTGTAAGCCTTTGCCGCTCGTCGTTGTACGCCTTCAGCGCGGGGAGAGCGTCACCCCACTTGGCGACAACCGCCTGTACGAGCTCAGCTTCCTTTTTCAGAGTTTCCTCTGACTTGGCGCCCCCCAATTCGAGCGAACTGAAGTACTGGATAGCCGCAGCGCCTGCGGCGATGGTGCCTATCGTCACCAGCGAGATGGGATTGACGAGTTGCATGAACGCGCCAGCAACCGCCGGACCGATACGCTGTCCGCTCGCTCTTATGTCGTTGAAGACCTGCGCGACCTGCGGACCCTGCTGCAAGGCGACCGTTTGCCAGGGCATAAATGCAGCCGTGGTCGCAATATCGAAACCCTGAGCCGCCAAATTGGAGGTGTTGAATGCGCCAGCACCCATACCTCCTCGACCACCTGCAGGCGAAGCCGCCAAGGCCGCATTCCTGCCCTTGATCGCAGCAGTAGACGCCAACGCGGCTTGCCGCTCGCGCTGGATGGCCGCTGTCATTTCGTTCGCAGAGATGGCGCCGAGGGCGTGAGCCCGCTTAATGTCGGCAACGGCCGTCTTGTAATTGTTAATCGTTGCGAACAGCGGCGAGTAACGGGCGCGAAGGCGCTCAAGTTCTTTGCCTTGGTCGGCAAGAGCGCCGCTCCATTCCTTGGCGCCTCGCGTGCCTATCCCGACCATGCCGTCGATGCGCTTTTGCAGCGCCGTCGACATGGATTTGTCTATGCCATTGCCGAGAGCATTGAACTGTTTTTCCACCTTGCCAGTGGTCGACGAAATGTCTGACTCGAGCCGCTTCAGGCTCCTTTTAACCGTAGCAAGGTCGGTGCTGATGGAAATTACAAGATCATCTGTCTTTTCAACCATCAGGCGAATATCCTAGGGTAGAAAGCCCGCGTGGTGGCGGGCTGAGGGTGGCAAATGGACGGATGGCTGAAGTTGCTGGTCGCGACAGCATGCATGGGGGTCGCGGGCTGCAACACGATTGAGAACCAATACGTTGATGCAAATGGTAGGCGAGGAAGCGGTCAGACGACTTTTGGCGTGACCATGACGGACGGCAAGTTCGCTATCGCCGACGCTGGGGTCACATGCTCAGGCACGTTCCCGCATTGGCGTAACGCCACGGTCGTGTTTCCAGTCACCTGCACAGATGGAACTTCTGGCACGGTAACCATGACGCGCCCGACAGCGAACGCGTCAATGGTCGCCGGCGAAGGTACAATGAGCCTTACGAACGGAGACGCTCGGCGATTTGTATTCGGCCGAAAGGACATGATGGGCTAACCATATTTCGCCAGCAGGGCGTCCATCTCGCCCTTCGACGGCGGATTCGGCCCATCGTCGACCCCGTTGGCCTCGTTTCGCCCGTGGATAGCTTCGAAAAATTCGGTCAGCGTGGCGGCCCAGAAATCAACGGGACGCCAGCCAAGACCACCGAGCGCAATGCGCATCCACTCACGCCAAGGGGACGGCTCGACCTGTTCTAGTTGGCCGTCTCGTCGACGGCTTCGGCGTTTCCCTCGCCACCATCGAAGTGATGAGCAAGAGCGGTATTGAACGCCGCAGCGCAGTCCTTGAAGTGCTTCAACTTCAGCTTCTGAATCGCGGCGAGTCGATCGCCCTTGATTGTCAGAAGCTCAATGCCGGCAAGAACGGCAGCTGCTTCAACGCCGGAGAGCCGCATGAACAGCTCCTGGAAGGACTTGCACTCCAGCCGCGTGGATACCGCAGCTAGGCCGGACATCGTTGCAGCAATGACGAGCTCGACGTCGTCAATCTTGAGCGAAGCTTCGCCGCGCGCACCATTTACCTCAAGCGGAAACGGCTTCATCGACTTCTTCTCCTCTTCAGCCATGGATTACACTTCGGCCGTGAACGTCAGTTCGTCGGCAGCAACGAAGGTCGCGCTGAACTCCATGTTCGGCTCGACGTCGCCGCTGAATTCGAAGTCAGTGACCATCCAAGAGCCTTCATAGGTGCCGTCGCCAGGAACGACGACCTGCGCATTGAAAGCCGTGGAGCCGCGGACGTAGCCCATAAACGCGCTCATGGCCGCGCCAGCGACGAATGCGCCGGAGCCGCTGAACGTGCGGTTCGAAATGCCGGGACGGCTGGTCTTCTGCACGGGGCCGCCGGGATTCGTGCAGCTCGGAATGGTCGTGTCGACCTCGTTTGCCGACATGTTGAAACTGCGCGTCTTGAGGCCGCAGAGGTTGCTGAAAACTTCCGGCGTGTTGCCATCGCCGATCTTGATCAAAAGAGAGCGGCCAAGCTGCTGTCCAGTTGCCATGTGTAGGTTCCTTCATATGAAAAACCCGGCACATGGCCGGGATGATGGTGTTTGGTTTAGGTAACCGCAGCGCCGCTGCGTGCTTGCCGCTAGGGCTTCTCGACGTTGGCCACGAAGTCGATAACAGCGTGACTGGTCAGCCCATCCGTATCGCGGAAGACCCGCGTCTGACGGTGCATGATTGAGATTAGGCGATTTGTTGCGAGCGTGAGCGGCGCCAGATGCAGGCTTACCGCGACTGCGTCGGCTATCTGCTTTGCTACTGGGTATCCAACTTTCCGCGACCATGCGTGAAGCGTCAGGTAGACTTCGCCGCCGTTCACGCATGTCGCGTCGTCGCGTAGAAACTGCGCTTCGCCGATCGTGACATACGATTCTTTTGGTGTGGCGAATGCCGTATCGGGTGGTTGATCGTAAACGCCGTTGACCAGCGCCATCAGGCCGACGTCAGCCTTCAGGCGCGCAACAATAGCGCCCTGGAGCTCCAATTCTGGACTGGCCATCAGCGCCTACCCTGTGCTTCCCGCACGCCCTTGTTGACGGCTGCCAACAGCTTGCGTCGCGCCGCCTTGCGATAGGCTCGCCATGTATGAAAGACGTGCGGTTGCGCCGCTGTGCCGGGATGCATGTGCGCTTCGCCGCTAAAACTGATGTTGCCGCCACCGGGGGCGACATTGTGCGGAGCAGTCCCGAACTCCAAAAAACGCCAAATGAACTTGGCAAAGATGCCGGCAGCGTCCTTGTCTTTCGTCTGTGTCACGCCGACCTGCCGCTTGTCTGGGTTGTCGACCAGTTTTGCGCCTTGAATACTGGCAGCATAGTCGCCAGTTGCGCCGCGCGGCGCCTTAGCGGCAATCCGAGTGGCGGCTTCCTTCGCGATCTCGAGCTTTGCCTCCGCTGCGTACTTTTCGACAGCGGGCGCCAACTCATTCAGCCTTCGCGTAAGAGCCTCGCGGCCCAAAACCTTCGCATTGAGCGCCATTACGTCGCCACCCCATCGTCGACCAGCAGGTCGAGCCACGCGTTTTTCTGGTCTGGGTTGGTGACGGTCCTGATATTCATGACGCGCGACGCGTTGCGAGCGTCCACAATGCGCCATGAGGGGGTCACGTCACGCGCAGCAGCGCAACTGCGAATTCGAACCGTGTAGGGCTGCACGCCAACCAGCCTGGCCGCCTGCACAGGTTCACCACCTCGCAGCGGAATCAGTTCGGCGGCCGTCGTGAAGACTGTTTCGAACGGCCCCGCCACCTCATTGCCGTAAGAATCATCAACGATCGACCGCTTCTGAAAGTGCAGCCTTTGATGCATGCGGCCGGCGCTTGCTTTCGTGACCATCGGTGATCTCCTTACGAGGCGCCGCAATCTTCACTGCTACGCCTTTGCTGATGGCCTCGTCGGCGCAAGCCCTCGTGACGTTGAGCGCCATTCCGGCTTTGTAGGCGATAGTGAAGCCAGGCTGGACCCAATTGAAGTTGGCGCTGAACCTCACCCAAGCCATTAGGCGAGTGTCACGCCAGGATCTTGGATGTCGACCGAAAGCACGGTCGTGCTCTTCGCAATGCCGATCTGGATCGTGTCCATTCCGGCCACAAGGTCTGCGCGGGGGCAGATTCCGCCTGCGGTCCCGCTTAGCCAGTAATCGGTGCCCGCGACCAGCGTTGCGCCGATCGTGATGTCACCAGACTTGTGGATCGATACGGGCTGGTTCAGCGACGCGCCATTCAGCGAAATGCCGTGAACGGTGCGTGTGCCAGTGCCGTTGTTGTCCGACTTCATCCACTTGTTCGTGGTTGCGTCGAGGTAAATCGACTGCCCAGCGGTAATCGTCTCACCCGCTGTGCCGGTGTCGCGCGTGGAATTCGTGCCGCCCACGACGAGGGCGGAATTTATGCTCAAATCGGCCATAGAATGTCCTTTTCAGTCAGGCCACCCGGCCGACTCTGTAGCGTTCAAGAATTGATGCGACGCCCAGCGGCAACTCAGCCAAGCCGCCGTCCGCTACCGCCTCGCGGTTTTCGTAGAAGTGGCCAACAAGCAGCAGCAGCGCCCATCGGAGATCCTGCGGCAACGTTTCATGGCCGCATTCAAATGTGACCTTCACCGCTCCCGGTCCGCACGTGATAGTCGGCCAGGCGGTGTCGCGAGCCGGCCAAATTCGCAGCGGCTGCTGGTCCAGGTCGTATCGCAGACCCGATACCGGCTGTTCGAGTCCAGCACCGTCCCGGTACGTGACTGACGTGACGCCGGTCACTGGACCAAGAGGAACGATGATTTCGCAGGGGAAATGGTCGAGCGAAAGCCGCCATGTCTGGGGCAACAGCGCGATGCCAATGCCGTTTGGCCCCTCGATCGATGCTTCCGCAGCTGCAATCATAGACGTGATGTCATCGTCGTCATCGTCGTGGAATACGCGCAGATGGCGCTTGGCCTCTGCGAGGGTCACGGCCGGTCCTGCCGGCGCAACCGTTCTGACCAGCCGTGTCCATTCGTTCATTTGCGTCGCCTTTTGGTGGCTGTCTCAAGTGCCGGCGGCACAACCGCTGCTTCTGGGGTAGGCACAGCGGCGGCTGTCTCTTCAACGGGCTCGCACTTGCGCTCCCAACCAGCGCCGACCTTCGCGGCAAAAACATCGGCTTCGACGATCTGCCCCCAGCCGAAGGTGAAGCCATCTCCGGCGAGGCTTGATGTAACTCGTACGCTCATGAGGTGGTCGGGCGGCGCTTGGCCGCTCGCTCCCTATTAGGATGCAGCGTGCTGCAGGACTTTGACTGCGCTGGCATCGAGCAGTTCGCCGTCGAGGCGAGTGAAGCCAATGAAGCCGGTCTGGTCGTAATCGGCGTAGCGCTCCACGAGGCGGCGGATCGCGAATTCACGGACCATTCGGACGACGTACCGGTTGAACGCGCCGAAAGCGACGGACTTGTTCGATGCGCCGATGGCAGCCATCGCCTGGTTGATAGAATATGGCTTGTCGAGAATGGTCGCCGGGGCGCCCGTCCTTACATCGGCGGGCTGCCAGATATAATTTCCGGTGACGGTGTCCTTGATCTTCCTGAGCGACTTGAGCGTGCCGTCGTTGAACATGAAGCGAACCGACGGGTCGTCGCGGTATGCGGGATCGACTGCGTGGAACAGTTCGATCATGTCGTCGAAGGTGAGCGCAGCGGCAGCAGCAACGCCGGTCACAGCGGTAGCTGCCGTGACAATGCCGTTGGGCTTAGCGGAACCATCGCCCACGGTTAGGTGGCGGTTGCCAATGCGCCCGATGCGCTCTGCCATTGCGGAACGCACAGTCCCTTCGACGTCGATAGCCGAATCCTGCAGAAGCTCTGCCGAGACCAGAACGACCCCGGACGTGTATTTGTACGCCTCGAGCGTCTTCGTGCCGAATGCCACTTCCGTCTCGGTGACCTGCGTGTTCTCGCCAATGAGCGAACCTTCGTTGGAGGTGTCGTCCATCGTCGGCCACGGGATCGAGTTGCCGGCGGTCGTGGTCAGCACGCGAGTGACGCCTGGATCCAGCATCGGACCCCAAGCCTTCAGCGACTTGACCAGTTCGGCCATAAAGCCTTCTGGCACAAGGTAACCGCCCTTGGAATCGGTACCGACAGCCTGAGCGCGCATCTCGCGCACGATCTTCCGCTCCTCGGCCGGCATGTCTTCGAGGCCGTGACGGAGATAACTCCGGAAGGCCGCAGCGCGGGCTTCGTCGGCGTTCTCCTGCCGACCACCCTGCACCGACCGATCTTCACCGTTCGGACGGCGGTCGTCAGCGGCGTTCAGGTCGCGCTCCCGGGCCTCCAGAGCCTCCTCGCGCTTGATGCGTGCCTCGAGCCGGTCGTATTCGGCCATGGCAGCATCGTGGGCCGCGTCGATTTCGGCGATGCGCGCCTCTGCAGTGTCGTCCTTGATTTCTTCACGGAGCGAGCGGGCCTCGGCGACGAGACGCTGCTGCTTTTCGCGCATTTCGGAAATTTTCATGTCTGTATCCCATAAAAAAAGACCGCTGAAGGCGGCCTTGTCGTTGGTGAGTTCTTGGTGGTTGACAGCGCTGGTCAGCGCGTGCTGCGGACCTTTAGATCAAGGTCCATTTTGAGGCGTGCCCTGGTGAGCATCGCCTTCGTTACCGGCGCTGCCGCCGGATCCGTAATTTCCGTGTCTGGCTCTGGCTGGTGGGCGTCCCGCCACTCCTGTAGCGAGCGCTTTCCGAGCTCGGTGTCGTCATAGGCTGGCCATGCGACCGCCGACACTTCGTAGAGCTCGACCTTGTGAATGGTGCGGATTGGCATTTCGCCAGTTTCGTCCCACTCATCATGCTTCACGGCGAAACCGAAGCTCATCCCAGAAATATCGCCCCGCTCGACAAGCGTCCAAAGGTCGTTGCCATCGGTCGTGTCAGGAACATCGACCTCTACGGCCAGGCCGCGGGAATCCTCTGACAAGCGAAGAGTGCCGCTCTTCGTGCGCCCAATGACCCGACCGGCATCGTGGTCGACTAGCGCTCTGACGTCGCCGCCAATCGCTTCAGCAAAAGCGCCTGGCGCAATACGCTCGATCCACCAGCCACCGATATCGGCGCTGACGTCGAAGACAGCCGCATATCCAGCCAGCGTGCGCTTTTCTTCGGCGGCTCGCGTTTCAACGCCAAGCGTGCCGCCACGTTTCTCAATCTTAGTCATGCGGCTTGTGCCTCGTCGTCGGGGTTGTTGTCGTTGGCTGGCTGGCGAGCCGCGGTACTTTGCATGCCCAAAGGAACAGTGGCGCCTTGGATATGAAGCTTGTCGGCGTCGCCGCCCTTGCTCGGCCAGTTCTCCATCGCGCGTACCTCATCGGGGGTGTAGATCCCGTTTTGGATGCCCTTTGCGTAGCCTTCCATACGAGTGCGGAAGTCGCCTCTCATCAGTGAATCGAGGTTAAACTCTACGAACTTGGTGCGATTGCGCGCCGAGAACAGCTTAAGGTTTAACTCCTGTTCCCACGCCTTAACCCACTGGGAAATCAGGTGCTTGGTCAACGCGAGGTCTTGCTGTTCCGTGTTGCTGAACGTGCCGTGAGTTAGATCCTGCAGGAAGACGGGCGGGATGCCGTAAATGCGCGCGATTTCCTCGATCCCGAGACGGCGGGACTCCACCATCTGCGATTTTTCCGGATCGACGCCTACGGCCTTCAACTCATGCCCTGTCGGCATGATCATGACGTTTCGACGCTCGGCGTTGGCGTCTCGAACGGCCTTCTCGACGTCCTGCGACGCCCTCGATGCAGCTGCCGGAGACGGCATTGGACCGTAAAGCGCCAGAGGCGGCACGCCACCGTTCGCGAAGAACTTGCGCGCGTACTCGTCAAGCGCGAGCGCTAGGCCGACCGCACCTTTCAGCTTGCTAATCGGATCGACGTGAGACACGCCATCCGGCTTCAGCATGAAAGTCAGGTCGAGGACTTCGTTGGCTGCATAGGTGACTTTCCGCCCGCCGTCATCGTAGTGGTAAAGCTTGCGGCCGCTCTTGCGCTCAATCGTCAGCTTGTCGGTGTCGAGGGGCCAGATGCTCATCACCCTGCCGGCCTTATTTCGTTCGATGAACGAAACACCGCGGCCACGCAGTAGGACGTTGATCATCATGCCCTTTCGCCACATGAACGACGTGAGCTCGTCGTTCGGCGCGTCATGCAGGATGCCGTAGAGCGGGTCAGACTCGACGGTGTCGCGTCCCTCTCCGCTCTTCTTGAACACTTGCAGCGGAAGACTGGCGATGGTGTTGGCGATGAAGTTTACTGCACACCAAACCGCAGGCACCTCAAGCGCCGTTTCGTGCGTCACGACAACGCCGGCCACCCCGTGCCATTCGCCCATCAGAGTGCGCCAGGCGTTCACGTCAGAAAGCGGAACGCTCGGATTCTCCAGGCTCGCTCGCGTCTCCGCGGCGGCTTTTCTAAATGGCCACATCAAACCACCGCTATTTTGAAGTTGGGATCTTCCCAGGGGGACGGGGCCTGAGCTCCGCCCGATGACCGCAAGTGCAGACCGAGATTCATGATCAAGGCGATCGCGCCATCAATCTTGTTTTCCGGCCGTTCTTTGCGCGGGTAGACGTTTTCTTTCGCGTCGTAGTGTCCGACAACGTTGCCAATCATCCACGACAGAGGGTCGCGGGGGCCGTAAGGGTGGGCAATCTTTCCGGAGCGCATGAGCGCATCGAGTTCTTTCGTCGGCTCCGAGAAATTCTGAACCGTCTGCCGATACTCAACGACGTTGGCGCCCTGCTCGGCCAAGTGATTGGCCATCTGTTGCGCCTGCCAAGGGTCATACGCGATCTCCAGAACATGAAATCGGCTCGACATCTCAAGGATGTCCTGCTCGATCCTGTCGATGTCGATCACATCGCCTGGCGTGGCGATCAGCTTGCCTTCGGCTTCCCACCCACGGTACGAATCGTTGCGGCTTTCAATGATTGCCTGCTCCGGCACGTAGAAGCGAGCGAACGGGTAAACCTTGTCGCCGCGCTCGAACAGCGCCACGACAGCAGCAATATCCACCTTGGAGGCAAGGTCGACCGCAATGCGGCACGGCTCGCCGGCGAAGTCCTCGATTTCGATCTCCTTGTCGAAGCAGCGATCCCAGGCGCGCATGTCGTAAAGCGCCTCGTTCGTCTGGATCCACACATTCAGATGCTTCGTCAGGAAGTTCGCCTGAGATGCCGGCGACGACATCGCTTTGCGGCAAAGCGCAGCTATGTGCTCCGGCTCAACGGATATCCCGTAGTTCGGATTCGCCTTGCGCCACGTGGCCTCTTCGGTCCAATCATCATCCTTGTCGATCGTGTAAATGATGCCGAAATAGGTGTCGTCCTGCGCCGTGCCTTTCAGGATGTTGATCGTATAAGCGCGGTGCTCGTAGCAGATTCCGGTTTTGTCAGCGCCGGCTGTTGTGATGGCCCAGACCATCGACTGGTTGCGCTTGCCTGCACCCGTTTCGATGGCGTCGTAAACGCTGCGGTCGCGGTGGGCGTGCAACTCGTCGATAAGGGCGAAGTGAATATTTTTGCCGTCTAGGGAGTCGGCGTCGGCGGAAAGTGCCTCGAAATAGCTATTCGACCGCATTTGAATGATGCGGTGCGCCTCAACATCGATGCCGAGTGCTTCGCGCAATGCCGTGGCACGGCGAAGCATTGCCTGCGCAGCAGAAAACGCGACCTTTGCCTGGTCTCGGGTGCGCGCCGCAGAGTAGACCTCGGCGCCGCCTTCCTTCTCACCAAAACCGCAATACAGCGCCGGCCCGTCAGAGAGCGTCGTCTTGCCGTTGCCGCGTGGCACTTCGGTGTAGGCACGGCGGTAACGGCGCTTGCCGTTGACGTGCCGCAGCCAGCCAAATGCCGTGGTCAGGATGAAGGACTGCCACGGTTCAAGCGTGAGGTTTTGGCCAGCAAGCGGCCCTTTAATGTGCGGCAAAAAGCAGGTGAACTTGCAGACGCGCTCAGCAGCATCGTGATCAAAATAGTAGAGCCAGCCCTCCTCGCCCATCGAGCGGGAAATGTCATCCAGTTGCCGTTGGCACGCCTGCTGTACGTACTCGCACACTGGGATGCGACCTTCAACCACATCAAGAGCATAGCGGTAGCCAGCCGCAACGTGCGGATACTTCTCGGCATCAATGTCATATTGCATGAGCTCACTTGAAATCCGCGAACGGGTCCGCCTCTGGCTCCTTGGCACCTGGCGCCTGAACCTTGCTACGGTCGGTCGGGCTGAAGCCGAGTTTGGCCAGCGCGCCGATTAGTTTGGAAATGCCGCCACCATCGAGTGCGCTCTTGCGAAACAGCGCCATTAGCTTGACGGCTATCTCAAGCATCAGCCGGTCTGCGTCGGTGAGCCAGAAGCCGTAGCCGGCGAGCTCATCCCAGAGCTTTCGCTCATCAGCGTCAAAATGTTCAGGGGCCGCGCCCACCGGGCCATTCGGTCTCGGCTCGTTTTTCCGCGCGGTCTTGCGTTGCGGATCTTTTTTGAAGGCGCCCTTCAATTCGAGGGCAGCCGTTGGCTTCCTCGGCCTTGCCATGGCACCAAACTCCGATTTCGAATTTTGCGGATGAGAAAAATTGCTTAGGCCGCCGGTTGGCGGCAGAACGGGGCGAGCGATGTTCCCCGCCCCTCCCCTTTGCGCTCCTCGCGCTGCTTGGCACTGTTATGGTGGTGGGCACAGAGGGACTGGAATGGGCCAGACCAAAAGAGTTCTTCGCTGCCGCGGTGGGGCGTGACGTGGTCACAAACGGTTGCAGCTTCGACGACTTCATCCTCGAGGCACATGACGCAGAGGGGATGGGCGCTCAGCTGCGCTTCCCTGATCAATCGCCAACGCTTGGTGCCGTACCACGCGCGCCACGGTACGTCGTATCGGTTGCGCTCTGCGTCACGCTTTCGCTCTTGTGTGGAGCGTTGGGATGGTGGGCGGAATGGCGGGGCGCGTGATGGCATCGATTTTCGCCACAGGCGTTAACAAGGTGTTAATACTATATTTAGTGTTTGCAGTCAGAGTGATCACAAAATAGGAACAAAATAATAGTGGGAGATAGTGATTGCCTGGCTAGACAACTGATGCGTTTGTTGGCAAATATCCAAGTACGGTGGGTTGGCAGAGCGGTTTATTGCACCGAATTGAAACCTCGGCGAGGCTTCGCATCCTCCAAGGGTTCGAATCCCTTACCCACCGCCACCACTTAATAGGCATATCTTATGCCAAAGGGGAGTGGTTTTTGGGCGGGTGCGATCAAGGCTTTGCCTTGCCCGCCCAAATCAACTTAAAAAAGAAAAGGCCGCGCTTTCGCACGACCTCTTCTTTGGTTGGTTTTACCCACCGCCACCTGGCTTTCGCCAAGACTTCGCCGTAGCGAAGCATCTTTCCGTAGCCCGCTTTCGCGGTTCGCATGCCACGTACTCAACACCTACATATGTACGACAGACTGTCGCCTTATTCAATATCGAGTTGACTAGTTCGCTTCTTCGTACACGACCAGACGTTTTTTCCTCTACGCTGCTACGACTATGCAACGCGTTGCATGCGCCGTTGGTTCACGGCCGGCTCTTCGAGAATCACGCCGATACGCAAAAAGGAAAGCGCCGAGCTCGACCCGAAGGGAGCCCGGCGCATGATTGCCACGTCGCGAGAGGAGGCGCGCTGCGGCAATGGGGTAGACGACACGAAGGCGGAATGGATCCCGCGTTGGCGTAGATCGCCAACCCCTTGCAAGCGCGTCGTATGAGTAACCAGACGGGGTGCGCTGTTGCTAAGCGTGTCTGGCCTTGTGGATGGGATGGCCGACCGCTGCAGACGGTGCGCTGCCTTACGTGGCAGGTGGCCATCCCGACGAAGATGCCCATGACGAACCACGGACACCTCGCTGGTAGAGATTGGCAGCCACCGCAGGACCGAAGCCGGTCAACGAGGCGATGTCGCAGGTCAGACCCTAGAACTGCCAATTGGTGTCGGGGATGGGATTCGAACCCATGATTTCCAGCTTATGAGGCTGGCGAGATAACCGCTTCTCTACCCCGCGTTATGGATTGTGCAGGCGGCGCCCATGCGGTGTGCCTTTGGGTATCTGCCGCGCATAGCCGTAGCTGTGCACCATGCAGTCCTGCCAATAGTTAGCCCCGGCTCATCACTGGCCGAGGCTCCGTCGCAACTATCTGTGCGCCCGGAAGGATGGGGATGGAGCTGGACTCCATCCCTTCACCTTCATAGGGTTTTCAACTGCGAGAAACTTCCCGTCTCTCTGGTTCGGCGCCGTACTCCGCCAATTCCATGGCCTTGAGGAAGTTGTCGTTGGCCGCACGTAGAAGGCGCCGGCCAGCATCGATCGCATGCCGTCCCTTGTAACCGCGCGTCTCTCCGAGCTCGGCTAAGCTCTTGGCGCTCACCGCCTCGGTGAGCACTCGAACGTGAGAGTCTTGCATGGCGTCGAGGCCTCGTTGGAACTTCTCGCGGTTTTCCTTCTCCGTGTAGATATCCTGCCAAGCTTGTGAGCCGCTTTCGCCGTTTTTGCCCTTCCGTCCTCCGATGAACAGCTGCCGCAGGTTCGTGGGGCTCGCAGGGAAGCCGTCGGGATATTTCTTGATATCCGGCATGACGGGCGTGTTGGCGTAGGCGTCCGCAAGCGCCTGCCGATCTTCGGCTTTTGTGGTCTTTTCCCGTTCTTGCTTTTTCGGGCGAAGCTTCGGTGGCGTCGCCGTCCTGCCATCTACAATCCACCGGTAATGCGCGTTGCTGCCCGAGCAGTCTTCCTCCCCGCCCTTGTCCCGCGTCGACCTCTCACGGCCACCAAGCATTGCGCCGACTGGCATATCGATCTGCGCTTCCACGACTTTCTCCAGGACCAGCTTGTGACCGCGCTCCGTCTGCGTTCCATCACTGAAACGCAGCTTACCTATGCGGGTAATAACCTTGTGCTGGTTACCGTCCTCGTCGACGTGTGTGCCGTATCCGAAGTCGCCCTCGACCGGGATGGCATGGATCTCCCTGCTCGCCCGCCGCGCCTCGTGCCGACCACCGGCGAGCATCATCGGCTCCTGACGATACCTCAGCGTGACTTTGGCGAACGAATTTTCGAGCTCCTGTTCCGAGGGGATGTATTCGACCGCGCGTTCAGTGCCGAACCCGTCCTCGGGCTGTTTGTTGTCGTTCGCCGGAGTCAGGCGCCAGTTGCTCGATATCTGCGGAGTTGGCTCAGCCGGCACACCTTCTGCGACACCGGCCGGCCTACTGCGCATTGCAAGAAGCGCTGATAGCTCAGACAGATCCCGATGGCGGGGCTTCTCGGTCGTCATCTTCCTGCCGAAGATATGGTGGTCGTGCTTCGGTGCTGTGGCGCGCCATGCTTCGACGGCTGCGCGGTGTTCGGCGGTCGTGCGTTCGGTCATCGGTTCCCTCTCTCGGTCCATTGCTTGATAGCCGCTTCACCCTTGGCGCTGAGGCCGCGGTAGTAGGTGCCGTCGGCTCTCCGCCTCCAGGAGAGCATCCGGCGGGCTTCAAGGATGATCTCGGTTCGATCCTGAACTCGTTGATGGACGCTGCTTTGACCGGAAAGCAGATAGGCGGCCTGCACTCTCGTGAGCCTGAGATCGCGACGAGACCAGTTCATTCGGCCACCCGAATTTCTGGTTCCGGCAATACAACCTCATCGATGTCGACGGTGATCTGGTTTGGCACGTCTGGCGCGTCTTCAAACTTAGCCACGATTGTCTGGCGAACGATCTCGCCGTGCTGCCGCATCTCCTCGAGCGCTGCTTCCCGAGGAATTGTGGTTTCGCGCAGCGGCAAGACAACGTTCTCGTGGCAGGCCTCAAAGCCTAGACGAAAGGCGTCGTCGGCGATGAAGCGGATGGCGCTCTCAGCGGCGTCTAGTACTTCATCGATGCCGCATACACCGCCAGCATCGTTGTCTAGCCGCGCGATCATTGCAGCGAAGGCGCGAAGATAGCGGTCAGCGTCGCGCTCCTCCTCGACCAGATGCGGGATATTTTTGAGGTGATGTTCGAAGACGTTCACGAGTTGATGACCTCTTCGAGCAACGGCGCGAGATGGTAGCAAACTGAGGCACGGTAAGTTGACGGCCAATGCTCGGGCATCTCCGCCATAGCCATCGCCGCGCCATGTGCCGGCGTGCTGGGATTGTGTTTTTCGAACGCTGTTCGGATGGCCGGTCCATCGTGCAGTTGGATCCAGCCTCGACGGGGCGCGTCGATTGTTTCGACGGCACCATAAAAGCGCTGCAGTGCCGCTTTGATGCGGGCGACATCTTCGGCTGTAGCGGCAATGTCATGCTTGGTAGCGAATGCTTCTGCTCTGCTCATTATGTTTCTCCTCATTCGTTGTTCAGAAGGCTCGATGTTCATGATGTCTCCTTTCGCGCGCGTGAGTGATCGGTGCTTTGGGGGCTCAAAAACGGTATCGGGGGTGTATCCCCATTCCAGAAGTACCCACTCTTATATACATCATTGTTTTTATTGTATTTTTTAGATGAAAGACCGGGTGAAAGGGTGGGTGCAAGACTGGGGGAAAGGGTGGGGTAAGACCGGGGGAGATTTGCCGGCAATTTTTCGCCTCCGCCGATTTTGCACCCAGTCTTTCCCCGGCCTATTCCCCAGTCAAATCCCCTACCTTTCACCCAGCCTCGATCGAGATGATGGCTGCCCCATCCGGCAGCGATTCAGCGGACCAAAACCGCACTTTGGACTGGCCGCTCTCCATCGTGAGCTTGGCGAGGTGTATCTCTCTCGCCTGCCGCAACATGGCCAGAATGTCCTCCAGCCGGCGCTTATCGATGGAGCCCCTCACGTTCTTCACGATGTCACGTAGTGTGATGCCCGCCTGCCCTCGCCTGACGACCTGCTGACGAACCCGCAGATATTCTGCGGCACGATCGTTGTCGGCGATGTTATCGGTGGCCCCTCTAAGGATCACGTGCAGTGAATGCTCGGCCACCGTATTAGCCCACTCCTGAATTTCTCGAGTGATTACCGGCTCCTTAGGATCACACCCAACCGCCACGATTAGAGCCAACCTGGCGGCATTTTCGCCTACGCGGTTCAGGATTGGCCGGTACTGGGGGTCGACCGTCTTTCTCATGCCGCGAATTCGGTCGTCGAAATCCTCGAACAGATCGTCGACACCAGGCGCCCATTCCGCGGTCATGACGGGGTACGGTTTCTCATCAGACTTGGCGGAAAGCGCACAGAATGTTCCCGTGTACTTTCCTGCCGACAAACCGAGGAGCGCAGCTACCTGCTCGGACAAAGCGGGTGGGATATCGTCGATGCTGTTGGGGGGGCGGCGTACCTTCACCGGCTCGGCATTCCCAACATCAACCAGAACAAGGCGCCCGAGCAGGCCTTCCGAAATGTTTCCACTCGTCAGTGCATTCCAGAACGTGCTGGGCGTCGAAACGCCGTGAATCGTCAAGCACGGAGCAAGGATGCGAGGGATGTTGCCGCCTGCTTTTTCCTGCCCACCCCAGAAGCCAGCCGGCGCTCCGGTTAGCTCCATAAGGGAGGCGGTTATCTCAGCCCGATGCGAGGCGACACTTCTCCCAGTATGCTCGGCAAGCCAGCGGCCGAATTCATCTTGGATGACGACCGCTGAGGGCGATTTTCTGAGTTTTCCCGCCAAGCCAGGGAGGCTTCGGATCTGATCCGAAAAGAGGTTTTCGCTTACTTTGTGGCCCCATGATGTGCTGTCCGCAAGCGCCGCCGTGGCCCTAATCGTTACATCTTTTCCGAAGCCAGATTCAGCCAAGCCCACAATATACAGGTTCGATCGGAGCCCCGTCGGGCCGCGGTACCTGCGGCCGACCAGGCCGGCCGTAAACGCGAGCGACGCGACCAATGAAAGGTGTGGCGACGGGAATCGAGAGCAACCGACGATAAACCGCGCGAAATCACCGACCGCACCCGGCGGGTAGCAAAGATGCTCTGAAAGGCCGCCTGCCTGCGGTATCACAGCCGCGGGTTCGTCGTCCCCTTGATCCTCTTCTTGCTCGTTGTCGTTTGCGGCGACGGGAACCCTTCCTAGGCTCCCCAACGTCATCCGCGCACCGATGTCGCGATGCTCCCATCCAAACTCCACCGGATCGCGCCCTAGCCGCTCGCACAGCCAGAACGCGGCATCCTTCGGGGATGGTGCGCCACCCCATTTCTCGACCAGTGAAAGCGGAGTTTCCGACTGCTCCAGGCCGAAGTCCTGGATGCCGTCACGATGGATAGAAAGATCCTCTTCGAGTTCGCGCCCGAGCTCCTTAGACGTGATGCGCCATGCGCCTGTCCCAGCTTCCTTCCGCGCGGAGGAAAAGAGCGACGGCACCCACCTGTCGGTGTTATCGAGGGCCGCAGAGTTGACGCGCTGCCAGAACGTTTCCGAGCCGGTGCGAGTGTGCTCTGTCGGGGCTTTGCGCGCCCGCAGTAGACGGCCATGAGCGTTGAGGTAGTCAGTTGCCTCCGCGACGAACCCGTCGATCGCTTCCGGAGTGATTTCCGGAAGGTCTGCAAGCGGAACGTCGAGCGGAGATGGGCCGAGCCACTCATATGGCCGCTGTGTCTCAGGGTGAACGCCGAAGGCGACAATCTGCTGCCCGTCGCCCATCACCTCCACTTGGCACTTCAGCCCGTTGACCGTGTATTCGGCAGTAGACGATTTCTTGCGGATCTCAGTGGCACGAAACAGCAACATGACCTTTGGCGCCTTACCAACGCGGCGAAGGGCGATATCGGCGCCAGGCAGCCGTTCGGCAATCCCCGTAAGTCCAGCCGCCGTATCCGGATCTTGGGCGTCGATGTCGACAGCGACAACGCTGCCGCACAGGAGGCCTGTGTTTTTGTACGTGGGATTCGCGGCCGTGAGCTCAGCGATCTCTTCCGCGGAGCTAACCGGCGTGCGCCACCCTGCGACATCGGAAATCTTGCCGCGTGCCAAGACGGGAGAATAGCCGTTCGCGAAGAGGGTAAGGCGGAGCTCTTCGATGGAGAGATTAGGCTGCAGGTTGGCGACTGTGCTGTTCACTATGAAGCGCTCCCATTACCAGTGATGCAATTTCTTGACGTGCAGACGGTGCGATGGCGGCGGTCAGCGACCCGTTTCCTGACTTCGGCGGGTACACGTTCAACCGTCCGTCCTTGCCTTGGATCAGTTGGAAGTCGAACAACTTAACGTCGGGGCTGAGCTCGACGCTAAATGCTGCTATCGCGCGGAAGCCATGAGGAGATGGCGCGCTATAGAGACGACGCAGGTCGCATATCTTCATGCGGCACCTCTCTGGAACTCGCTCGCGCGCCTCGCGGCTGCTCCAAGACGCTGCCATTCGGCGAAGAGACGATCGCCATGCTTGGTCTCGGGTAGATAGAGGGTCCAGTCTTCGCCCTCTGGAACGCGGAGTTTCGCCCGGAGGTCGATCTCAAACGCATCTAATCGCAGTTGTGCTGGGGCTGGTTTCGGCAAAAATCCTCCTCTCGCCGGCGCGCGGCCGGTCGTGCGTGCGGTGCTGATGGGTTCGTGGAGTCGGTTGGGTTACGACGCTACCGCCATTGCGCGGGCGTTGTCGTTTGCGAAATCGTAAACTGCGGTCCGTCGCGTGCTGGCAATCCAGACATCTAGATCGGTCTTAAGATAGACGACCGACCCGCCAATCTTGCAGTACACCGGTCCCACGCCGGTGAGCCGGCTCTTATTGAGCCACGAGGCAGATTTGCGAATGTAGGCGGCCGCTTCGTTGGTCTTAAATTTTTCGCTTGACAGCTTTCCCTCCTTCGTTTACAAATTTGACATCAATCATATAATTTTCGCTGTGTGTATTATATATAACTGTATACGTCGGAATTTGTCAATTAATTGCATTCCACCCCGCCTATGAGCGCGTAAGCGTTCTCCTCAAAGCAGTCCCTCAGATATAGGTACAAAGCTTATCGGCACCCAGCAAAGGCTGGCGCGTCGGTACGACGCGCGGTACAACACGGCGCGCCGAACAGCCTGATCCTAGGCTAATCGGTCCAGTCGATCATAGGCGCCACGGCAAAGACAGGCGCCTTGAAGTACCTGTTTTCTCCCCTCTTCCCGTCAGTTTGCACCGATTCCATCATGTCTCGTCAGCTCTCGTTTGATCCCTTTTAACCCGTTTTGCGTTGCCATTGCTACATGCGGCAGCGGTCCGAGGCTTGTAGCAAATCACGTGCACAATCGTCGAGTGAAAGAGAGATCGTTAATATAACCGATAGAAGAAACAGATCAGAACCAGATTATTGGATGTATTGTTCCTTCGCAATTAATACTGTCGATTGTATCTTGTGGCCAAAATCGGGCAGCTCTCGGCGCCTGCAACTGGATATTCTGTTGCAGATCAGTCAGTTATAATATTCTTGCGTAAGCCAGCACTTTCTGTGCCATCCTGCGCCGCGCTGGAGGCTGAGGTTCGAAACATGTCCTAAACTTTAGGGAAGGAAGCAGGACAATGCGTAGAACAGGAAAAACTATCATCGGCTCATTGCTTGGTCTCGCCTATGTCGTTGCCACGCCATTTGCCTCACTAGCGTCGTTCGATGACGGCCTGCGTCAGAGTACAGCGCTCGCCGGTCCTCATGGTGACGTCCTTGTCGTTGCCGACGCCGGCAGCGCGCCAGGCGGAAGTCAGGAGACTGGCTCAGGTGGCGGCCAGGATACCGGTTCCAGCGGCGGTCAGGATAGCGGCTCCGGCGGCGGCGAAGGCTCCGGCGGCGGCCAGGATACCGGCTCTGGTGGCGGTCAGGATACCGGCTCTGGCGGCGGTCAGGACACCGGCTCCGGTGGTGGCCAGGATAGCGGCTCCGGCGGCGGCGAAGGCTCCGGCGGCGGTCAGGACAGCGGCTCAGGTGGCGGTCAGGATACCGGCTCTGGCGGCGGTCAGGACACCGGCTCCGGTGGTGGCCAGGATAGCGGCTCCGGCGGCGGCGAAGGCTCCGGCGGCGGTCAGGACAGCGGCTCAGGTGGCGGTCAGGATACCGGCTCTGGCGGCGGTCAGGACAGCGGCTCCGGTGGTGGCCAGGATAGCGGCTCCGGCGGCGGCGAAGGCTCCGGCGGCGGTCAGGACACTGGCTCCGGCGGCGGCCAGGATAGCGGCTCCGGCGGTGGCGAAGGCTCCGGCGGCGGTCAGGACAGCGGCTCCGGCGGCGGCCAGGATACCGGCTCAGGCGGTGGAGAAACCCCGGCTTCCACTTCGAGCGACTGACACAGCACCAATAGTCGCTGAATCACGATGATTTCAGGTCGGGTCGACCTGACATCATGAACGTGATCGACTCTAGGAAGTTAGGGCGGGATGCGGACGGAAAACCGCACACTTTTCTCCTCATCCCGCTCTACTGCCACAGGCAGAGGCGGTTGAAGCTCATTGAAACCCCGCCTGACGGAACCACTCCTGAATGCCGGCAAGAACTTCCGCTTTGGCGCCCTCGAGCGTCGGCGCGTAGCGGAAGCCTGTTTCACCGGTACCGTTGCAATGGGAGATACGCCAGGCCCAATCGCTCATGGCCTGCCGTTTCATGACAAAGGCGACTTCATGTATGCCAAGCATCGCGCAGAAAGTCCCATTCTGCAGCGGCAACCAAGTCAAACGGATCTCTGCAACCGTCACCATTCCAGCCCTCCAACAGCAGAAAAGGTATAGAATGGGGGCCAAGTGCTTGAAACCCCGCCATTTAAGGGGATGCAGCGCAATGCGGGTGGCGAAGGAAAGGACAACTCCAGATAAGGGCTTGTTCGGCGATGAGCTAGCGCCCCTTCCGGCGAAGATATCCGGTCGGCCGCAGCGGCGGCGGACAGAAGCAAAATTGTGTTTCAGCAAAATTGCGGACAAACCGGAATCCCTGAGCTACATTGAAGCGCTTGGCTCGGTCTCCGGCCTTTCGCGGCAGGGAACCGGGGCTGACCCGGCAGCGTTCTTGTACATGATCCCGGGAGCGGGAAAGCGGCAGTCGAAGCCGGTGTCCGTCGCTTGTCGCCCGATAGGAACCGAACATACCCACGACGCGGGGCACGATTGCCGCGTCGCTGCAATCCAGGAGGAGAAGCATGCAGGTCTTGTGGAGCAATCCCATCGAGCTTGGAATGACCGGGGGTGACGTGCGCATGGTCAAGGGACCGTCCGATGCGCTCCGGTGCCTCGCGGACCATTGGCCTTATCGCGGCCCCTATTATGTCGCCGCGCGCAGCGCGTGCCGCGCCGCGATCGACGGGCGCCGTACCTGCGAGGAAGCACGCAGACTCTTTCTTTCCGCCGCTGAGGAGGCGCGCCTTAAAGCGCACTAG